AAAACAGCCCCACGATATGGAGATGGTTTTTACTTATGATATCCATTGCCCGGATTGCCACAGCGGTATGCTAAAGCAAATTGCCAGACCACTCAGTTATAACGAACTGGGTTTATACAGATGCCCCGTTTGCGACAAGAAATAAGGAGGAAGAATTTATGAGTACTTACACTGAAAGATTACCCTATACCGGCTCACCGGAATATGACAAGCACTTCTGGAACGCTATGCGCGGCTATGACAGCAGCTATGATGAACTCTCAAAGGGGCGCAGCACCGGAACCGGCCTTTATGCAATGCCAAATACCTCTGACAACAAGTACATGGCAGCCCTTGAGAAGGAAAGCCTGTTCCGTGGCATCGGTACAGTTATTAAGGCATATGGCTCCGGTTACCGTATTTTCGCCAAGGACAGCAACGACCTCGCCCAGTGGGTAGCGGAAAATGATGCCGTTCCTATTTACGAAGGTATCGATGATTTCACCATCAGTACTGTAGACAGTTGGAAGCTGGCGGCTTTAGTAAAAATGGATGAGGCCTTCATACATGATGTCAGCTTCGATATTGAGAACTATCTTATCAAACGCTTTGCCAAGAACTTCGGCAGGGCTGAGGACAATGCCTTTATCAACGGCAACGGCAATGAAATGCCCACAGGCATTTTGAACGCCACCGGCGGAGCGGAAACCGCTTCATCCCTCAATGAAATCACCTACGATGGTGTTATTGACTTGTATTTCTCTGTAAAGCTGGAGTACCGTAAAAATGCCGTATGGCTGATGAACGACAAGACTGCCCTTGCACTGCGTACCCTGAAGGACAATGCCGGGAATTACCTCTGGCGTGACAGCGATGATACCATCCTTGGCAAGAAGGTACTTATGTCCGAGTATATGCCGGATGCGGATGCCGGTGCCAAGCCTATCGCCTTTGGTGACTTTAGCTATTACTGGGTTATCTGCAGAAGCCCCATCGGCGTTCGCACACTGTTGGAGAAGTTCGCTGTACTCGACCAGATTGGTTACTTGGCATATGAATTCCTTGACGGCAAACTTATCCGCAGTGAAGCCGTAAAGGTTATCCAGATTAATACCCCATAACCGACAGCGCAAACGAATAAGCAGCAATGCCGGGAGAGTTGATATAGGCTCTCCCGGTCTTTTTGTTTTGTGTAGTTCTAATTTATACCGTATAATCACATGGTTTTACATAGGTTTTCGGTGAAAATTGGGTTAATCACCCGTTTGAATCTGCGTTTTTGTGTACGAAGCCCCACGCCGCTGTCCGAGATGAAAAGGTACAGAGATCAGACCACCCCCTACACCATCTTCAGAACCGGCATTCAGGTATGGAGCAATGGTTGCATAGAACTAATAGTCAGTATGCTCAAGCTCGTGGCCATGCGTAGAATATTGCAGCCACAACTGATATCCCAGTAGCATAATAATAAATCCAAGGCTTCTTATACTTATACAGCAGGAAAAAGCAACAAGCTGCGATTGCCATTGTAGATATTACAGCTAAAACAGGTGTTAAGTACAATGCCAAGATCATCGCAATGATGAGCATGGTCATTGGACCAATTAGAATAATTGCCTTGAATCGGTCTGATAACTTTGTGCGAAGCAGAATCAAATAAACAGCAATTAGAGCAATAGTATATGAATTGCGAATAATTCCAGCAGGTACTGATGTGGGATTATTAGTGAAGAACACAGATTCAATAAACATGTATACTGCAAAATATCCTATGTAACATAAAGCTAGTACCAATAAGCCGCCAATCGGAATTAGGACCGACGATAGTAGTGTTGAATGGTTATTATTATTTTTCATAAATACCTCCTTATCTTTTCTTCTTAATTCATTCTCTTGCTCAATTTAATTGTACTCCGATTGTTATAGGTACAAAAGCAATATTTATATTCTGAGAATACAAAACAATCATATTTTGCATTTTTCTAGAGCCATTGCTATATCGTCATGTATCAGGAACACTGCATTTGTTAGATATTCTGATTTTGATGAGAAGTGTAGCCTTACCGCATCGTCAGAGGGAGTAACGATTCGTTACGCCATATCGAAAGGAGGAACCCTTATGGATGAAAAGACCATTTGCATCACAGAAAAAGTTATCGGTGACACGCTCTACATTATAGAATCTGCAGTCAGCAGCGCTGCCAAAGAGACTGCTTATGACAAGCTGAAACGCATGATACTGAACGACATTAAAAGCCTTGAAATGAAGGCTTCTTAGCCCATATCAACTTGACTTCTTCACAGTAGTACGGGAATATAGAGTACCGCTTGAAGACTGTCGGAAAGGAGGAAAAACATGAATATTAGACAGTCAAATACTACTGTGAAGAATAACAATAAAATCACAGCACTCTACTGCCGCCTCTCTCGTGATGACGAGTCGCAAGGTGACAGCAACAGCATTAAAAACCAGAAGACCATTTTACAAAAGTACGCCGATGATAACGGCTTTGCAAACACAGAGTTCTTTGTTGATGATGGGTACAGTGGCACAAACTTTGACCGCCCAGACTGGCAGCGTCTTATTGCACAAACGGAAGAAGGCAATGTCAGCACCATCATTGTAAAGGATATGAGTCGTCTTGGTAGAGACTACCTTAAAGTCGGCTATTACACCGAAGTGCTTTTCCCCGGCTCCGACATACGTTTCATTGCCATAAACAACAATGTGGACAGTGCCAATCAGCAGGACAGTGATTTTACACCGTTTCTCAACATCATCAACGAATGGTATGCCAAGGACACGAGCAAGAAAATCCGCTCCGTCTTTAAGTCAAAAGGACAGTCTGGCAAGCCGCTCTGCACCAATCCACCTTATGGCTACATCAAAGACCCGGAAGATAAAATGCACTGGATAGTTGATGAAGATGCCGCTAAAGTGGTTAAAGAGGCATTTCGCCTGTGTATGCAAGGTTATGGTCCTACACAGATAGCTAAAGAATTCAGTGAAAGAAGGATAATGAATCCAACGGCTCATGCAAAGGCAAGCGGAATCAATATCCCTGACAACAGAGGCCATGACGATGATTATATCTGGCGAGGCAGCACAATCGTTCATATGCTTTCAAGGCAGGAGTATTTAGGGCATACGGTCAACTTCAAAACTTACCGTAAGTCCTACAAAAATAAGAAGCAGCTAAAGAACGATCCGTCAGAGTGGCAGATTTTCGAGAATACTCACGAGGCAATCATCGAGGAGCCTGTTTTCGAAGTAGTGCAGAAAATCCGTGATGGCAGACGCAGGATTACACCGATGGGTGAAATGCCAATCCTCTCCGGTATGCTCTTCTGTGCTGACTGTGGTAACAAGCTGTATCAAGTACGCCACAGAGGTTGGGAGCATGACAAAGAGCATTTTGTGTGTGCTACCTACCGAAAGATTAAAGGCGGCTGCAGTTCTCACCAGATACGCAATGTAGTAGTTGAGGAATTACTCCTTGCCGGCATTCGCCGCGTTACGGCCTTTGCCAGAGACCATGAGGATGAATTTGTGGAGCTGGTTACCAAGAAAACAAGGATAGACCTTGACAAAAGTATTCGTGACGGCAAACGGGAATTAGAGCAGTCACAGGTTCGTATCCATAAGCTGGATGACATTATCCAAAGGCTTTATGAGGACAATATCGAAGGTAAGATTTCCGATGAGCGTTTTGCCAAGATGACCGCCAATTATGAAGCTGAGCAGCTTACCCTTGAAAGCCGAGTAGCAGAATTGAAATCCGCTATGACTTCAGAAAAGGAAAGCGCACTGGGTGTTGACCACTTCCTCGTTTTGGTAAGAAAGTACACAGACATAAAGGAACTATCAGCAGAGATTATCCGGGAATTTGTTGAAAAGATCTATGTTTACAAGGCAGAGCGCATTGACAGTAGACGAGTACAGCGTATCAAAATCGTTTATAACTGCATTGGTGAATTTGACCCACCGGTTTCTACATCCACCACAGAACAAGAAAAATCGGCATAGCTGGTAACTAAACCAAACTATGCCGATATTTTTCCGGGATTAAAAATCCCTAAGACGCACCCTCTAAGAGCGGAGAGTTTTTTATGTGGGTATGACCCGCGCAAAGAATAAACTGAATATAGTGGTTCCCGGGGAGCCGTCTTTATTTGTAAATGAGTTGATAGAGGCAAATAAGAAGAAGCAATAGGATTT